CCCCCTTTCGGGGGTCCCTGGCGCAAGTCAGAATTTTACACCCTTTACCTTGGTTGTGTGATGGTATACGTACCCTATGATAACCGAGTCACTGTAAGTGGTTCGGTGTCGAATCCGACACAGACTACTTCCGGTCTCTCTGGTGATTATGGTGGTATCGATACTATCAATCACCCATACCCTTACGTCACTGGTGGTGGCTTTCGCTCCACTCGTGCGACGGCTCGCGACTGGTTCATCAATGGTGATTCAGCTCCTGGCTGGTCCTTTAATCGTCATTATGACAATTATCGGTGGGCCACGACTGCGCACCCTGGTGTGCCTAGTCCTTCAGGCTTAACGGCTGCCGACTTACTTGCTCGGAGTAATCCTAGCAGGGCTGTCGTAGACGTACCAATCTTCTTATACGAACTTAGGGAACTCCCTGAGTTGTTTAAGTTGGCTGGTAACACTGTTGCTAAGAAAGTGGCTTCCGGTAACCTAAGTTACCAATTTGGTTGGAAACCGCTTTTGAATGACCTTGGAAACCTCCTTGGCATTCAGGCTTCAGTGAATAAGCGTGTTGCCGAACTGTCTAAACTCTATCAGACAGGCGGACGATCCGTTAAAGCTGATGTCGGTACGACTACTTTGCCTGGTACGGAATCTTTCTTTGGGTTTCCACCCGCAGGGGGATACGCGTACGTAACGCATCGGGGTTCGTGCCGATCGTGGATTTCTGTCTCTTGGGTTCCTGTTTTTGACCCTCGAGGCGAGATTCCTGATCTTAATGAGATTCGAATACGTGCCTTCAAGGCCGTATTCGGTCTCACTATTGATCCATCAACGGTATGGAATGCATTGCCCTGGAGTTGGTTAGTCGACTGGTTTTCTAACCTTGGCAGTGTTCTTTCTGCTAGGCGGAATCTAGTCGGCTTTATTCCTGGACAATGTTACGTTATGACGACGACTCAGAAGAGTTCTACCTATCGATTTGAAGGTATAACCGATCTGAATCACTCACCGGCGTACTTTAGTGAAATCACTAAGGAACGTTCGGGAACTGCGTCGTCTAGCGTCACAGCCAATGTGCCTTTCCTCAGTGGAAGGCAGCTTGGTATTCTTGCATCTCTCGCAATCGCGCGAAGATGAGTCCCTACACAGGAGCGTCGTGATGACGCCCCATGGAACGCCGCGAGGCGCCCCGAAAGGAAACCCATGCTCACGGATCCGCAGACTCTCACGGTTAACTCGATTGCCAAATCTATGGCGCGTATTAACCAGGATAACAACAGTGCCGTTTATCGGCTCCGTTCTTCGACCGACGAACTTGTCCTGTCTATCAAGCACTCCGACGGAAAGATTTCCGGAGGACAGTTTGGAGAGGGACATGTGGTTAAGGTAGACTACACGGTCTTCGCGACTAGTAGTGTGCCCCAACTGCGTTTGGCCACGTGGCTTGTTATTCAGAATCCGGACGGGATGGACTTGACTGTCGTCAAGAATCACGTTCTGGCTCTGACTGCCTTCGCCACAAGTGCCAATATCGATAAGTTCCTGAACGGTGAAAGCTAAGCTTTCTTCAGGTCCTTGTTGATAGGTCAGTGTTATCACTCGCTTGCGCGAGTAGAGTCGCTAAGTTGCAGGATCCACCTCAAGCCTATAGGAGATACAGTTATGACTGCAGTTCCTGTGGGGCATGAGTTCCTCGTGGGAGCGTACAAGGCTCTTTATAGAGACATTGTACGTTGGATTCCTGAAGCGAATCGCAAGTCACTTGAGTGGGATCAAATCCAACTTGAGCGCCTTGTTTTGGACAGAGGCCAGCGGTA